AGGATGTTTTATATGGTGGAGCTGCTGGTGGTGGTAAGTCTTATGCAATGTTAGTTGACCCATTAAGGTATATGCACATCAAAGAACATAGAGCTTTGTTATTAAGAAAGTCTATGCCTGAGTTAAGAGAATTAATAGATAAGTCTAGAGAACTTTATCCTAAAGCTTTTGCAGGTGCAAAGTTTAGAGAAGTAGAAAAGATTTGGAGATTCCCTTCAGGTGCATCATTGGAGTTCGGTTATCTGGATAGAGATGCTGATGTATATAGATACCAAGGTCAATCCTACACATGGATAGGTATTGATGAATTAACTCAGTATCCTACAGAGTTTCCACTCCAATATTTGCAATCACGATTAAGAACAACTAACAAAGATATAAAATGCTTTATTCGGTGTACTGCAAACCCTGGAGGTGTCGGAGGTAGTTGGGTTAAAAAAAGGTATCTAGACCCATCACCTCCAAATGAAAGTTTTATTGGTGAAGATAAAATAACTAGAAAGTTTATACCTGCTAAGTTAGATGATAACCCATATCTAGCTGAAGATGGTAAGTATGAACGAATGTTAGAATCTTTACCACCTGTACAAAAGAAACAATTACTAGATGGTAACTGGGATGTTTCTGAAGGTGCAGCATTTGTAGAGTTTGATTATGATACACATTGTATTGACCCATATGATTTACCTAAGAGATGGGAACGATTCAAAGGTATTGACTATGGTTATGCATCAGAGTCTGCAGTAGTATGGGCAGCATTAGACCCACAAGATGAAACATTAATTATTTATAGAGAATTATATCAGAAAGGTTTAACAGGAGAAGACTTAGCTAAAAAAATATTTGAATATGAAAAAGAAGATAAACTATCTGTTAGTGGTGTGTTAGATAGTGCAGCTTGGGCAAGAACTGGAACAACTGGACCGACTGTTGGTGAAGCATTAACAATGGCTGGACATAAACTTAGAAGAGCTGATAAAAATAGAATACAAGGTAAAATACAAGTACATGAAAGATTAAAAGTAAATAGTAAAGGTAGACCTAGATTACAAATATTTAAAACTTGTCCTAACCTTATTAGAGAATTACAGGGTATTCCTGTAGACCCAAACAAACCAGAAGATGTAGATACTAAAGCATCTGACCATGCATATGATGCACTTAGATATTTAATTATGTCTAGACCTAGAAGTATAACTTCTTATGAACAAATGCAACAGATAAAAAAGTGGACACCTTCTGACCCAACATTCGGATATTAAATTATGAACAATGAAATAAGAGAAACAGTAATTAAAAGTATGATAAGACATGCTGAAGGACATATAGAAAAACATTGTGCTAATATAGAAATATATTTAAACAATGCTGTAGGTGTCGGAGAACATTCTGACATATTAGAAACTATAGAAAAAGAATTAGATATTATAGCTAAGTATGAAGACCAAATAGAAGTACTAAGAAAATATTTTAATTAATGCCTGTATATACTTTTAGAAATAAAAATACAAGTGAACAATATGATAAGGTAATGTCATATGAAGAATTACAAGAATATTTAAAACAAGAAAATATAGAACAAATATTTAAAATAAATATATATAGATATTCAGATAATAATGGTACAAAGGACCAGTTTACTGAATGGGCTAAAGACCCAAACATAAAAGGTAATGGTGGATTTAAAACATATGGAAAAGCCAGAACTGACTACGATAAAAAACAAGATGATAAAGAGAAAAATAAAAATAAATCCTAGAGCTAAAAGAGAAATAGATAGATACCCTCTAGTTTCTGTATACTGGTTGGACATATGTTCAGACAGTTCATGGCAATCTCTTGATGGATGTAAGAAAGCAAAACTTCCTGTATGCGTAACAAAAGGTCATTTACTTACTCAAAAAGGTGGTATTACTAGAATATTTGGTGACTACTCACTAGCTGATGAAGAGTCAGGTAAGATTGAAGAGATAGGCAATACAACTATAATCCCTAATAGTGTTATAGTTGAAATCAAGAAAATAAGTTGACAAGGGTATAGAATATCTGTATTATTACAGTAAGGGGAATTATTTATGGAATACAACAATGTTTCTTCTATGGACTCCGAAAAGGATAACAGAGAAGATAAGATAGAACCTTTAGTAGCTGAAATAAATTATAAGTTTAAAGCTGCATCTGATAAAAGAGAAGATGATGAAGATAGATGGCTTCAAGCTTATCATAATTATAGAGGTAAGTACTATAAGAATATTCAGTTTACTGAAAGAGAAAAGTCTAGAGTATTTGTTAAAGTAACTAAAACAAAAGTATTAGCTGCTTATGGACAAATTATAGATGTACTTTTTGGTACAGGTAAGTTTCCATTAATAATTCAAGAAACAAAAGTTCCTGAAGGCATATCAGAGTATGCACATATGAATCCCCTAAAAGAAAAAATGGGTGATGATAATATGCAACCTACTCCAGGTATAGAAGGTAATATGGATTATGTTCCTGGAGAACAAATGTCTCAACCTAATATGGGTTTAGGTTTTCCTGGAGATGGAAATGATTTAGCTCCTGGTGCAACATTTGATTCTGTTAAAGATAATTTTTTAGGTGGACTTAGAGAAAAATATGAAGAAGCTAATTTATCAGAAGGTCCTGCTGTATTACCAGAGTTTCCTCAAATTAAACCAGCACAAATTGCTGCAAGACAATTAAATAAATTAATTGAAGACCAACTTGATGAATCAGATGCAAATATTATTTTACGAAATGCAATATTTGAATCTTGTTTATTAGGAACAGGTATTGTAAAAGGTCCATTTACAT